ATTGCGTACTTTGTACAGAATTCCATAAGTTGTTTGAATTTTTCCTTCAACTCATGTGAACTGTATAAAGTATCTGCGTAAATTTCTTGACGGAGATGTTCCTCGTGTAAGACCTTCTTCTTTAAGGTCCCCGAATGATCTGATGTTACATCCGGATTAGTCAATAAAATGTCATCTTCTGTTACTAGTACTTCCAAAGCACTTATTACCTTTAACCAACCACCTTCCACCATCAAGTTTTCCAATTCTGGATTCTCCTTCATTAAATTTCTTATTTCTTGAAGAGAACCTGCGTCATTCCTTGACCAAACATAATTGGCACTTGTCGATGGGAAGAACATTTTCATATGGTCATCGTCTTTATATACAACATCTTTTAAGATTTCTTCTACAGTTCTCTGTAGTTGTTCTTTTAAGGTTTGATTGTCTATAATATCGATTGATTCTATGAATTTGTTCCTTTTCTTGCCTTCTTCTGGCAAGGGAAATTCATGTATTATCGAATTTCCTCGTGGTTCATATGGGTAACGTGCTTCTGTTAGTTCCTTAAATGTCTTTCCTACATTATACTCTACCATTTCATCGTCCTGTCTTGGCATTCCTTTTTTGGATTGTAAGATCGTTTGAAGAAAACTTTCTTTCCTTAACCAGTATCGCCCAGACAGATAGTTATTAACTTTTCTGCCTGCGCCGCCGGTAAATAGGAATTTGGGTTCATCTTCGTTCACGATGGGTGCTGGTGGTATAACCTGATCTTTGTGGTAACTGTAAAATGCCGCAATCTTATGTTTGCACCACCCAACCCATCCAAAATCCTTATGGATTTTGTCTGCGTAAGTGGTCCAGAGTTTGATTGTACTTTTTTTACAGTTACTTGACAGAGTGAATTCAGGCATGTAGAATTGACATAACATTACTAGTAATTCTATGACAGAGCAAATATTCATCTCATTTTTTGAGATGGGAGCCGAGCTACCAATGAGGACCTTTTTCTTTTTCTTTTCTGGAGAAGGTCGTTCCATGCTGCCACGCAGTATTTCGTTAGGGATATCGGATTGTTTGATAATTTTCTTATAAATTTTAGACATCTTATAAAGTGATTAGAGATAATTGAATTCAGTTTTACACCTGAATTTCGTTGTTAAAGATTACCCCCCTGACGGAAACGGGAC